ACCCATCTTTGAGCCGTATGTTCCCGATCCCATTGGCATCAGTCGTCTCCCTTAGACCCTTCCTTTTTAGCAGCCTTGCCCTTTGACGTGGGCTTTCTGGGTGGGCAAGACGGCGCCTCGTTCGATTCTTGAACGGTTAACTGATACTTGCTGGGCAGCTTACTCATTGGGATAACGACGTTTGAGTTGTGCCAAGGTTAGCTCCGATCCGTCCGCAGCAACAAACTTACGGATGGCATCTGTTGGGCCGAACTTATCCACCAAGCGGTTGAAGTAAGGCACCTTGCTTTTGCCTAAAACATCCTGCTTTGTTGCCTTGTTTTGTTTGTCCAGCCACTCGCCATAGGTTTGATTGTCGGGCACGTTGTCACCGCGTGTTGATCTTGACGGCCCAAACGCAGTATTAGGTCGCCGCAACTGGCTAGGCGGTGGCGGTTCAATTCCCAGTCCTCTGTAGTCAATGACCGGCACAGTGGTGGACCTGCAATTGAAATGCTGCGGGGGCGTTGGACCTTTGCCGTAGTCAAACTCTTGCCCGTCAAGCGCACGACATATCGGACTGGTCCTGCTGTCCAGCGTTGCCACGTAGCGATATTTTTTGGTCACATCTTGGTTTGCCTTGTAGACCTGCTGGCTTGCTGCACTGGCCACCTGATTGATGCTGGTACGCACTAAAGCATTGACTTGATGATTAGCGACAGCGGTGAGTTCCCCGCCAGCCTGAGCAAGCTGCCTGACAGACAACGGGCCAAGGTCACCAAACTGCAGTCGTCCTTTCAAACGGCGTGCTATCTGATCCGTCGATTCACCAGTTAGCAGCCCGTTGCGGACGGTCTTTGAAAATAGTTCTGCCTGTGCCTCGGCCAAACCTCTGAAGGACTTGTTCAGCACCTTCCCGTTGGGCAGCGTTATCGCTGTGCCCTGCGTTGCGGTTAACTGAAATGTCTGCGGCGAACCAGCGACAGCCGCCTGCAGGTCATCGCTGAGCGTTACCACGTTGATCGCTGTGGGGTCCACCGTGGCTACTGACTGCGCGAACTGCGGGCTGATCTGAACGCTGTTGATCTGCCTGCGCATATCAGTCGGCAAAGCCCGTCTCAGCTCGTTCGCCACAAACTCGCTTTGCAGTTGCGCCAAGCCCTGCAGATCTTCGACAACCGCAAGCGTGCTGGTCTCGGCCCAGTCATCAAGCGACTCTTTTAATTGTCGAAGAATTGCAGATAAACGAGCGGATCGTGCTGAAACCGCTGTGGTGCTTCCTCTTCTCAGTCGCGGCTCCAATGCCTGTGCTGGCGCATCGGCCTCAAGTTGCTTTAACTGTGCGACTGCCTCAAGAATTAAATCGTTGTATGTAATAGCAATCCGCTTGGAAACGCTGTTACTGAACCGATTGAGGTCGATTGCATTCCGATACAGCTCTGAAGGTGTGCTCATAAATCATGCAAATCCAACCGCTCGGATTTATCAACGCAGATCACAGAGACATCCGCCCCGATGGTCAACGCATTGCCGACGATGTCGCTGAACTCTTGAATCACTTCCGCGTCCCTCTTGTTAACGCGGGTTTCGGTGACGCTATAAATGCCGTCCTCGTCATACCAAGTAACACGCACCACGGCGTAAACCTGCTGCTTGAGCTGCTGCCTGACGTAGTACAGATACTGTTTGTCAGGTTCTTGCTGTTCGGATTTCCTCAGGTGGTCAATCCAGCTCATCAGTAACCTCTGGGTCCTCTTCCGGCATTGTGGCCTCAGTCTCAACCTCGGGTTCGGGCTTGTCCATTTCAATTAACCCGCCGGTCTGTGTGGCTTCGACTTCCTCCTCAACGTCGAACTCATCACCCAGCACTTCGCCGGCTGATAGCTGATTGAGCAGTGTTTCCTGAGTGATCGTGCCGGCGGTGTAAAGCTGCAGCAGGGCCTGGATCTCCTGAGGTTCTAGGCGTGTTGCTAGGAAGTCGCGGTTGATGAAGCTGCTGCCGACTTGCGACTGCTGCATGTACTGCGCATGGAACGTCAGGCAGTTGTCGATCAAATCCTGCATCTGCTGAGCGATCACCATCATGGTGCTGTCGCCTTGGCTGCGATCGATCCGTTTGGCTTCTGCTGTTTCTGCGCTGAGCTTTTGCCCAAGCACTGCAGCAAGGCCTAGCTCATTGATCTGCTGAGCAATCTGCTCAAGACGTTGGAACTGTGCGCTGTAGCTGTTGCCCGATGGCTCAATGTATTCAGCACGCGCTGTTTCAGGCAAAGCCATTGCCTCGCCTGGGCCTGCGCTGATCTCTTCTGCCGACTGCGGGAAGCCATAAATGGCAAGCATCGGAACTGCCGAGATATGCAGCTGGTTATCCAAGTCTGACTGCACCTGATACGCCTTCAGGTTTAGCTCTGCGATGTCTGCCAGTGGTGGCCGCGACTCAAGGACACCGACGCGGTTTGAATAGGCCACCGCAAACGGAATCTCACTCAGGCTGGTTCTGCCTTCATCCACCAAGCGGAACTCACCCTTGTCATCCTTCTGATGGATCTCGAATGCGCCAGGCGTGAGCACCCTCACTTGCTCAACCTGCTTTTCGCCGTACAGGCCATCGGGAACAGTGATCTTTTCCATCAGCCTGACCATCGTCAGTTGCTGTGATCCGTTGGCAATTTCAGAGCGCCAGCCGAGTATGTCCGGCGGGGAATATTGCGTCCAGTATGGGCGGCCATTTTCACCAGCTTTTGGTGCATCAACTAAGACGCCCACATGGCCATATCTGATGCACTTGCGGGCGGTTTCGTAGGTCCAGACGTTGAGATCGTTGCCCTGCAAATCAACGTCAAACAGTTGCTCAGTCACGACGTCGCTGACATCTTCTAAGCGCACAGGCTTGCGGGTCAACATGCCCGCCAACATGCGCTCCAACCTGACGTAATACGGCGCGAGCGTTGAACGCATGAGCCTGTTGTCATAAGCCTCGTCTAGTTCTCTCGGTTCTTGCGGCAGGTATTTTCTGTGCCCTTTTCTGATGCCGTAAGTGCCTTGCAGCAGAGCTTCAATCAGAAGCCAGTGCGGCTCCATGTTGATGTAAGCCGTGTTCGGGCTTTCGACAGTGGTGACGTTGCCAACACGTTGCCTACCTGAAAAACCTGAATACACGACCCAATCCCGCCCAATAGTCTGATGTTAATCGACAGATCTATAGACACAAGAAAAGGGGCCAGCAACTGCCCCCTCTCAAGGTCTAATGGGCACCCCCCCCCACGACCACATCAATATAGGCGGATGCCCGTTCCTCGACCAGCTCGTGCATTTAGTGGACTGAACTCACGCACAATCAAATAACCCAAAGCATCCACCATGTGGTCATAGCCAGCCTCTTTGTCCGGTTCGCCTTTTGTTGTGTATGACTGCAGCTCAAGGCACTCAATCAATCTCTTGCACTTTTCAGAGACTTGCACGCGCACTTCACCCTTGGAGTTTTCCAGCAAAGCTTGAACAGCAAGAACCCGATCACGGACGGCAGGGTTAGAACGCGGCGATTGGTTGCTGAAGCCGTATGACTCCAGGATCTCGATGTCAGTCCGCGAGGCATTAGTGCTGCGGTTTCCGCCTGATGCGTCAGGGTAGACATAGATGCGGCGGCTGGGAAATCGCCTGCGGATCTCTTGGGCCAAAGCGTCGGTGTCATGAGCACCGCTGATCTCGTCGATCAGTAGAAGCTGGTTTCCAAGGCGTACACCGATCACCGCGTTGGTGTTGGTCACGTTGAAGTCAATTCCAATGCGTAGAGGTTCGGAATCGAGTTCAGGAATGTTTTGCGTGACGTGCTTGGCGCGGTCAAAGCGGTCGTAAACCTGACCAGTGTTCAGATTTACAAAAACGCCCTCAAGGTAAGACTTGATCAACTGCTCTGGGTAGTTTTCCAGAAGCGAGTCAACGAACCCTTCAGGGAGATAAGGGTTGTCTGTTGTTTTAGCGCGAATCAACGCGGTGTCGTCACCTGCATTCTTTTCAAACGTGTCGAACGCCCAGCCAAAACCCTCCGGGGTGGTGGCCGCATAGAACTGCTGCACGTTGCCAGCCCTCAAACGGGCGAGGGCCATGCGCATTGCTTGCGTCGCAACAGATTTGCTGGCTGTGTCTGCCTCATCAAAACCAACGGCGCAGAGGTTCTGCCCACGGATGCGGTTTGCTGTCTCCATCGTGCGCAGAAGGATTGTGTGACTCCCTTCTTTGAAGTGAAGCCGGTACTCAGGCAGAGGGCTTACACGGAAGTCGTAAGGGATCTCCCATTTCTCCAACAGCTCATCCATGGTGCGCATCAGGATGTCCCGCAACATCGGAGCAATTGGTTCAAACAGGGCAGATACGTGGCCGACATTCAGTGCCGCCATGTGAATGCTTTTGCAGACGAGGCCATAGGTTTTGCCAGCACCAAACCCGCAAACGAGACCTAACTTGCGATGCTCTGTGTCCTCGCAAAATTTGATCTGATGAGGCAACAAGCCGTGTTGAACGCGCTCTAAAACTTGGGCGACGGTCGGCTTTCTGAATGAATGCAGCTGTTCAATGGGTGCAAGCAGTGGCGAACTGCTCACGATGTCGTCAACCAGACTCATGACATCTCAAACCGCAGAAGCCTCGCCTGCATCTCGATGGCTTTCAACGCGGTGCTGTACTGCCTGCCATTCGTGGCTTTGCGCTGAATGTCCTTGAGAGCACAGAGCGATTCGTGCAGCCACTCTGGCCGCTCCAGCTCAGCATCAAGGCGTTGATGATCGCGGGCTCTTTTGATGTATTCCTCAACCTGCCGTTCGCTGATTTCCCAGGTCTCCGAACCGTATTGAAGGATCTGGGTTCTGCTGTTGCCCTCCAATAAGAGCTTATAAACGGTATTTATGCGCCCGTCTATTTCTACGTTTGTCGCCTTATTTGCCATGGGCCAAGCTTACACGCGCAAAAAGAATCATGGAAGATCTGAGAACTTGTTGCGCGGGTTGTCCATTGTCTCCTCGTGGCGCTTGGTCTTTCCGTAAACCCACCGGTCCACGGATTGCCCGGCCTTGGGGCCACTTGGCGGAAGCTTCGTGACCGTGAAGGACTTTGCGGGTTTCCAGGTTTGTCTCTTTTTACGAGCCACCGGTTACTTCCTCAGTTGCTCGCAAGCGGCCTGGACACCTAGGCGGCAGTCGCGCTCAGTCATCTCGTCAAGCGTTGAAGTCAAACTGACGTAGAAGGCACCACCTAGCAAAGCCAGCAGGCTGCAGGTGAAGAACGGGGCCATCCAGCAAGGGAGCTGTTGAGGGCGGTAAAGCTTGTGCATTGGTTTGGGGGGTGCTGAACACCGATAATGTAGCACAAAAAGGTAGGGGTGCAACTAGACGATCTCGATGGTGTAGTCCAGCCCGTACCGCCGCGCCTCTGCAATCGCCTGCTCCAGGTCTTCACGGTCCAGGCAATCAGTGTCGCCGTCGTCGGTGAGTAGGCGGAACTGGATCAGCTCTGCTTCCTCTCGCTCTTGGGCTGCGGCGAGGTCCTCCAGGTGCTCTCGCCTCTCATGTTCCAGCAGGCTGTAGTTATGGAAGTCCATCTCAGAACTGGGCAGCGAGGCCGGTAGCCAGGTGCTTGAAGAAATGGTGGAAGTCGCCGTTGGCGAAGTCCAGCTGTTGCAGAATGCGGACCACGCCCTGACGCTCTTGGCCTTGGGTGCTGAGGATGCGGTCAATCACGACATCGGTGGTGATGATGTGGCTGTCGCCTGTAGTAGGGCTGACCACCTCGTAGGTGCGGATGTCGAAGTCTTTCTCGGTGAAGAAGGTTTGGAGGTTCATGGGAGGTGCCCGTTTCAATGATCAAATTGTAGCACAAACTAAGGGGAGTGCAACGCGGGCACAAAAAAGGGGCCATCAGGCCCCAGGGTTCAATCTTTGGTGATTCGTTCCAGCTCTTCCAAAAGCCGTCGCTGCTCAGCTACGTGTTGGTCTGTCAGCTCTTTGAGTCGTTTATCCGACTCCTCCAGCTGTTTGACTAGGTCAGCCAGCTGGTTTGCAAAACTTTCCAGCATGATCAGCAGTACAGGCCAGCCAGCTTCATTTGGGTGTTAGCGGCTTCCAGCTCTTTGACCATCTCAGCAGCTTCGGGAGTGTTGCGCTTTGAAAAAGTCTCGATCATTTTCTCGTTCTGCTTGATGACGTAAGCGAGTTCGAAGTTTGTCAT